TTCGACATCTTGTAGATTCACAAGAGTCAGATTATCTGTGACCATATTTTGAATGGTATCATTGCTTGAAGATGAATCAAAGTTTATATCTCTCAGATAAACTCGTTCATCTGCCAAGTCAACTGCTACATTCAGTCTTCTTGCTAATCTTGCGAAATCTCTAGCTTTACTTGCCATTTTACTCCGACAGTGTTGAAAGTGGCTCTTCTGTTGGACTATCTATATCACTAAATGGTATATTCATTACAGTTAAGTATTCTTTCAATTTTTCATAAGCAATGGCAAAAGGATTACCCTCTGAGTTTCGCTCAAAGTGCATCGGAAATCTCTCACTGGATAAAGCATTTGACATAAAGGCAGATACATCTCGATCCCAATAATAGTTTGCTACAACTTCAGTATGATTTTTATTACCTACTAAAGCATCAATCTTCAAATAAAGACTCTGTTCTCGCCCTGCTATTTTTTTAGTAACTTGTAATCCCATAAAGTATTTCTCCTATGTTCCTATTCTTTTAGCTCGCCAGTAGATGTATTTGTCATTTGATTGACTAGTAGTATGTCTTAGTTCAATATTATAATCGTATGTTGTTCCTGTAATTCTTGCTTCAACATCACCGGACCAACCAGCTCCTGATGTTTGTTTAAAAATTATTCCTTGAGCATAAGTAACAGACACACGAATTACACCAGTAGTATGTAAACCACTATATGCTACTGAAACGGATATATCAAAGATTTGATGACCATTCAATCCTCCTAGTATTGTGTACCAACTACCATTAGCATATATATTCCCTGAGCTATCATTAAATCTTTCATACGATGGATAAATGTGATTAACATGTAAATTGTTCCATTTATTATCTACAAGTCCTAATGATGGTTCACCATTTACGGCAGGATAAAAATTACCACTTTGATCCATTATGATTCGATTGGTATCAGATGCATTCAAGATCATTGTGTCATTATCAGCTTTTATACCTACAGGGCTATTAGCACCATCTTTAAATTCTATTGACGATATATTAGATAAAAAGGTTTCACTCAATTTTGACAATGGAACGGAAGCATCTGTAAGTTTCACACCTGAGATTGTTCCACTAATTTTGTTTTCAGTGATTGAAGTATCAGAAATGTTTTCACCGCTAATTGAATTCGCAGTAAAATTTGTATTCGTCAAACTTCCATCGACTAATTTATTCGCATCAATACTATTATTTGCCATTGATGTCATATCAAAGTCAGCAAGACTTGTCACCTTGTCTTCAAAAAAGAAGTTACCAGAACCGTCCGCAACTAAAATTTGACCATTGTTTGCTGTAGAATTAACATCAACTAAATTTTTGAATTCAGTGTTCGCAAAGAAGTATCCATTTGCATCGCCTGTCAAGTATTGTGCTGATGACATTGAAAGATTAACATCAGTCAATTTACTAAATGTTGTGTCTCGAAAATGAAAATGATTATTTGCGCCAGCAACTAAAACTTGATCAATGTTTGCTGTAGAATTGACATCAGTTAATTCATTGAGCGTTGTATCTCGAAAATAGAAATAGCCATTTGCATCTGTTGTTAGAACTTGATTGTCTGTAGCTGAAAGAGTATCGACATCTGTAAGAGAAGTGAAGGTAGTAAAAGATGTATTACTATAGATGGTTCGATTCTCAGTGTTTGCGATATCAATTGTTCCATACAAATCAATTGTATCATTCATTTCTGGAGCAACAATAAAACGAATGTGCTTACTGTCTTGACCTATTTCGTAATCTAAATTTTCTGTGAGCTTGATACCATTCTGAAAGACAAGAACAAAGTTTTCGTAATAGTCAACCGCAAAAACGGTTTGCTCACCATCTCCCAAATACTGTCGACGATTAGGTTCGATGGTGGTGAGAATCTTGCTTTCAGCTGGGGAAGGTGCTCCAATAAATGCCATAGTTTGCCTTTAGAATAACCATCCTGCGAAAATAATACCATCTGGGTAAAATGTCGAATTACTATGCACTCGCACTGAAGTATAATCTCCCGCATCTAAGTTTTTAAGTAAGAAGATTGTTATGTTCGATTGAACATCAGCACCATCTCCTGGACCCGCATCAACATGCATTTGACTCATGTTAGGTGAGTATTCAGTATTGTTGATATAGAATCTTGGGTAAATTGGTGCGGTGCTATCTTGACCTGTGAAAGACAGTATAAAGTAATAAGTTCCTGTGATTGGTGCTGTAAAAATTCCTTTTTTATTATCAAAATGATCGCCATCATTACAAATTACTGTTCGCCAGTTACGAAGATTTGCACTTGCTAAGTGTTGTGTTCCTGCGACTTGAAAGGCTGGTCTACGATTGTAGACATAACCTTCATCTGAAACTCCCCAAACTTTATTCTCACCAGCATAAATTGTGAATTGATCTGATGTTGTGTTATCCGAATCGGCATTTGTGACGCCAGAAACTGGATGATGTTCAGCACGAACTGTGAAAGTGTGATGAGGACCAGGAAACAAATAACGAATGACACCATTCTCTTTTACAAATACTTCTGTTCCATCGATTGTTAGATTTGCTGCCATTTCATCCTGTCATGTTAAGTGTACCATGTTCGCCTATCACAAGATTCGCTGAAACATCGAGTTGACCAATTACATTGAGTGTGCCTTCAATTGTAGCATTTGGCACAGAAACAGGACCACTGAGAATAGCAGAGTAATTGAGTGGAACTTCCACATCATTTGAAAATGTTTTTGAATTGATTCCAACGATCACAGATTTCTGTTTAGCTTGACTAACTGCCATTTATCCTTATAATCTTACTTGTAAAAAATGTATGTAACTTATATATTTATCAGAAGTTCTATCTTTCTGGCCAGTGGTCAAAAACTAATTCATTCTTCTCGTTGAGTGTTGGAGCAGGAATGTTACCCTGAGTAATTTCTTGAAACAAATCACGAAGAGCATTACGATAGTCAATCAAAGCCTGGTCTGAAATATTTCGCTCAGAATTTCTTTGAACTTCCCAATCAGTTTCTGTGAGAAGAGAATTTCTTTTTTCACGGCATAAAGTGAATGCGTGTCGTTCTCTCATCTCTTGGATTTTTTCTTCTACCTCTTCTTTTGATGGAGGATTTTCAATACGCCAATGAATGTATGAATAGTCATCAATTGTATCTGTTGGTGAATGAAATGGATACCATTGGCCAGGATAAAATTCATTAAGTGTATATGTAAGATTCATGGCATTACCTCATAAACAATTATACTTGAACTCATTTGTTGATTTCGAGCATCACGCTCATGATTTGGATTTAGATATAAAAAGGGTTTATCACCTGAAGAACCGTTATATGTATTCCACCCAAAATCAATTCGACAATCTCCCTTTTGAACATTTGACCAAAGACAACTTCCAACAATAATTGTAGTCTGGTCATCTCGATTCCATTGACCATCATATTGATAAGCAACACCATGGTCCCATTGGTCATTTAAACAAAGTCCTACACCGCAGTTTCCGGAATAATAATAAGCACCAAAAACTGTACAGGTTGCAAAAATATCTGTATCATGTCTTTTCTTTTCAAAATTTCCACCAAATAACTTTCTTGTATTTGAATCAGATATTGATATTTGTTCACTGCTTCGAATCATTATATTTGAAACAATATGACCTGAAGGAAAAATTACATTTGGTGTAATGACTGGCTCTTCAAATCCTTGCTGTGATATGACAGTCTTATTATGTAATACAATATTTGCCATAATTATCCTAAGAGATGTCCAGAAAAGTATCCAAGATTATCACCATAATACCAATCGCCTGAATTTGCGTGAATACCAAAGGTGATATAGTCACCAGGTTCAAGGTCAATTGTTAAACTTATAAAGACTTGTTCATGATAATTTGCTGATGTCTGACCAAAATAAGAATAACCAAATCCTCTTGAATTTATTGCCGCATCATTTTTGAAAAAAGTTATTTCTGCTGAACCATTTGTTGTATGCTGTCGATGAAGTGCGCTTGCCAAAAAACAGTAAATGCCTTTGATTGGTGCGCTGAATCGATAATTTGAAGTGTTATAATGATTACCGTTGTTCAATCTCACTTCAGGAAAAGGAAAGTTTCCCGAAGTTATACTTGCGCCACCAGACCGATAAACATAGAAGGCAGGAATGTTGGGTGATGAAACATAACCCTGATCTGTGATGCTCCACAGATTGTTCTCACCTTCATAGATTGCTAGTTGACCTCTTTCAGCATCACCTGAAATGGGTGCGTCAACACCTTCAAGACGAAAATGTCGATGAGTAGTTCGAAAGTGTTGCTGAAGTAAGCCTGACTCCGCACTTGTGAATAATGTTTTTCCGTCAATGCTTAATGTTCCCATTGCTTACGATTGTGTGATTGTTCTTAAACGATTGATTGTATCAACAACACGATACGATGAATATCTTCCAAACTTTGTCATTTTTTCCACACCATCTGTATAGATTTCAATCAAGTCATTTTTGCGAAGTGAAAATGTGCGAGGAATTCGTATGTCTTTTCCATTTGCCGCAATGTATTCATCTTCAGTCAATTGTTTTTTGTTGACAAAAACTCTTATAAATCCAGGTGTGTATGAACGATTGAGAAAGAATATATAGTTCTCAGGTTCAGAAGTGTCGGCAAATCTTCCTCTCAATGAAATTCTTTCAGATGAAACTTGAACTGGTGAGATTTTTGGAAGAGAGCCGATTCTTCTCATGGCATCTCTTCTCGAGCAGCCTCTGCTTCAGCGTTTCGAACGGCAGCAGTTTTGATCCAGCCTCGTTCAAAGGCAGCCGCAACAATTTCATCCTTTGAGCCAGGCATTGATTCGCCCACTTCAATATATTTTTCAACAGCAATCTTGACGATTTCATCAACTGCAATTCGTGCTCGATTTTTAACTACATTGTCAATCCAATCTTGCTGACTCAACGCTACAAAAGAAAGTGCTTGGTCTTCAGTGTTTGTAAGTGAAACAGTATAATCCATTTTTTTCCTATGATTGTTCTACGAGTGAAAGAATAGCATCGAATGAATTTGAAGTGTCAGCACTGACAGAAATCACATCATTCGCATTCAATATCATTTTATTTCCATTCATTATTTCGAGTGTTGATCCGGCAGCCATTGCAACATCTTTCAGAACATGAACTTCTTGTCCGGCATCATCATCGGTATAATGAACAGAAGTGGTCAGAATATCATCAGTTAGATTTGACAACGAGAAGCCAAGAACAATTGCAGTTGTGTTTTCTGGAACAGTGTAGATGTTTGCCTTGTCCAGAGCAACTGAATAATTGAGGTCACCGTTATATGTTTTTGAAAGTAATTTATTCGCCATTTAATTAGCCAAATATAATTGAGTTGATAAATGCTTCTTCTTCAAGAATTGCCATCTTGTTGTTCATATCTGTTTCAAGCGAAGTGACCATTGTGTTTGTTGAATTACTTAGGCTTGAAATCGTGTTGGCAATTTCTTCATCCGGTGTGTTCTGAAGATCGGAATAATTCACAGAACTAAATGTGAAACTTCCATTTGCGTCTGTTGTCAACACAAGATTAGCAGTCTCACCGTCTTCTATATTTAGTTCTGTCAGCTTTGTTGGTATGAATGGTAAACCTTGAATGTGACTGTATTGAACATTCGCAAAATAGAATTCACCATTTCCGTCCGTTGAAAGAAAACTGTTTGCTACAACATTGACATCAACACCTAAGTCAAACAAATCAACAGGTATAGTAGGTTTGTTTGCTAAGTCATTATAGTCATTTCCTAAGTGAATGTCAACAAAGTTGAAGTTACCATTCGCATCCGTTGTCAGAACCGTGTTTGCTGCTCCATCGACAATTCCAAGATCAAGAAGACTCGAAGGTATCGAAGGTGTGTCAACAACGTTGTTGTAATTAATCGAATTTAATAATAAATTTCCTTCACTGTCTGTTGTGAGAAATTCATATGTATCAGAACCACCAGATGGTATGTTTGGTGTGTTGGTCAGATTATTATAGTCAATTTCTTCAAATGAGAAAAAGCCTGCTCCGTCTGTTGTCAGGACCATGTTCGCAGACCCATCTGAAATGCTCAAGTCAGTCAGAACAGAGGGAATGCTTGGTTGATTTGACAGATGAGTGTAGTCAATGGTCTCGAAGCTGAACAGACCTCCACCATTCGTGGTGAGGTATGTGTTGGATGTGCTGTCCAGAATGCTCAAATCTGTCAAGGTCGCTGGTATTGACGGCTGGTCAACCAGATGCTCATATGAGAGAGATTTAAAGGAAAAAACGCCATTTGCGTCTGTGTGCAGAACCGTGTTGCTTGTGTCTCCATCTTCAAAATCTGAAAGGTCTGTCAAGCGGTCAGGTATGAATGGATGGTCGGTCAATGAAGAGTAACTAACAGAAGCAAAGGAGAAGTTTCCATTTGCGTCAGATGTTAGATATTGACCAGTGTTTGAGGCATCCGAAATCTGAAGGTCAGTCAGCACATAGGGAACTTCAAATTCTGTGCTGATATATTCATCAATGTTTTTATTTGTGAACTTAAGTTGTTCTGGATTGTAGATAAAGATGTCACCTTCAGTCACATCTTTTGTCAAGCCAAAACGAACTGCGGTATTATCAACAACTGTATCTGCATGAGTGATATCATCGACACCGATGATTCCTGCATCCACATATGAATTGTTGAATGAAAGGCCACGAAAGGTTTCACCAACATATTTACGGTTGAGATCCGTATACAGTTTGGCGATTGAGAGTATTTTACTCATTTGTTTTAGTCTACTTCGAGGATACTAAGAGCAACGTCTAAACTATTTGTAGCATCACATTTGACTAATAATGAATCATACTTTTGAAGAACAAGTTTTTGACCAGCAAACATCTCAAGTGTACTACCTTCAGGCACAGTGATATTATGTAAAAGAGTGACATCTTCATTTATCTCAGTGTTATCACTTGTATTTGTCTCCAGGTTCACACTTGCAGATATACTTGCGTTTGCTTTGTTTGATAAGATCAATCCAAGAACAATTGCTGAATCCACGGTGGGTGGAACAGCATAAACGCTTTCAAAGTTTGATGTCGAAATGTTCGCTTTTGTTTTAAGCTTGAAAGTGTTTGCCATGATTTATTAGACTCTTGAAATTGATATTTGACTTCTTTGATAGAAGCGATTAGTGTATTCACACCAAATTCGA